GGATGAACTTCCGCGCTGACATCATGGTTGGCGATGGAACACAATGGCAGGGTTATCGGGAACGTTTCCCCGATACCGATCCGAATGGTATTCAGATTGCTGGTTCTGCCCCATCGTTGCAGGCAGCAGACAGCAGCGGCGTCCAGAACGACCTCGTTGAGGGCGATTTGTGGTTAGACTCGTCGGACCTGGAAAACTATCCTCGTATCTATCGTTGGAGTGCATCGCGTCAGCGTTGGCTGCTTATCGACAACACGGATCAGACCACACCGTTTGGTATCATTTTCGCTGACGCTCGCGAAAATGCTGGTTCGACCACTTACGGCGATCACACGACGGCGGATTCTGAAGAAGTAACCGACATGGTTATTTCCCACAACCTCGATCCAGATGCTCCCGATCCTCGTGCGTATCCGGATGGCGTGCTTCTCTTCAACACCCGCTACTCGTCATACAACGTCAAAGTTTGGCGCCCGAATTATTTCCTAGATGGAAACTTCGATGCTGAAACCAATTTCACCCTGGACGACTATACGATCGGCGCCACGGATTATGTCGCGGTTTCTTCAGCAGGACGTTGGGTCACTGCATCGGGCAACAAGACAGATGGTTCGCCATACATGGGCCGTAAGGCTCAGCGCATCATGGTCGTTCGTGCAATGGCTGAAGCGGTTTCGGCAAACGAAGACATTCGTTCGGAAATCGTTTACTTCAACCTGATCGCGGCTCCTGGTTATCCAGAACTCATCGACGAACTCAACACCCTCAACACTGATACCAAACAGGTTGCGTTTGTTGTCGGCGACACTCCGGCTCGCTTGGTTCCTTCAGGAACTGCGATCAACAATTGGGGTCAAAACGCTCGATCGGTTGCTTCGACCGGTGAAGACGGCCTTGTCACCAGCGGCGAATACATTGGTCTCTACTACCCTTGGGGTCTTGGAACCAACACGGATGGAACGGATGTGTTCATTCCGCCATCGACTGTCGCCATGCGGACGATCGCCTATAACGATCAGGTCTCTTATCCTTGGTTCGCTCCGGCAGGTTTCCAACGTGGTTTGGTGACCAACGCCGCTTCAGTCGGTTATCTGACCGGAGAAGGTGAGTATCGCCCAGTCGTTCTGAATGAAGGCCAACGCGATGTCCTTTACACGAACAAGATCAACCCGATTGCCTACATTCCGGGCCGTGGTCTTGTCGTCTACGGACAGAAGACGTTGTCTCCTCTCGATAGCGCACTGGATCGGGTCAACGTTGCTCGTCTGACGAACTATCTTCGTTACAACCTGGACAACATCGTCAAGCCGTTCTTGTTCGAACAAAACGATGCCCAGACTCGCGACGCGGCCCGCCTAACGGTTGAACGCTTCCTTCTGGGACTGGTTGGTCTTCGTGCTCTTGAAGACTTCGCCGTTCTCTGTAACGAAACGAACAACACGGCAGAGCGTCGTGATCGAAACGAACTCTGGATCGACATCATCATCAAGCCGATCAAGGCAGTCGAGTTCATCTACATCCCTGTTCGTATTCGGAACAGCGGAGATTCGCTGGACTTCTAAGTCATCCAAAAAGCAAAAAGAAAAGGCCGGGATTGCTCCCGGCCTTTTCCGTATGGGCGTCAGATCAACAGATCGGGCGTGAACTCCGGCCACGTCTTGGTCACGACGGGCTCGATCCAAGCCGACTTGCCGTTCTGGAAATAATACCGGTTCTCGAACTCTTCACCGCCGTAGGTCCCCTTCTCGTAGACGGTCACGAGGATATCGGGATAGGCCAGGGTCAGCGGCGCCATGTCTTCGATGATGTTGGGCCAGTCGTAGCCGTTTCCGGTGGACTTGCCATTTTCGTCGAAATAGGCGCGGGCGTTCGGGACCAGCTTGAAGAAACGGAACATGAGAAATTCCAGGTCCGTATCCCCGGTGTTTTCGAACGTGATCTTGTGTTTGGTATTGCCGTCGCCGCTCATGTCATGTCCTTTGGTTGCGGTTGTCGAGTTCTGCTTGAAAAAACTTGATTCGATCATCGATACGATCGGCTTCGCGATCAGCATCATCGACTGCGATCTCGCCGGAGAACGTGTGGTTCGAAACCTCGTTAAACGTTTTCCAGAGAAGGCGGATGATATTTTCTAGATGAGACGTAGTGATCTCATCCATGCGAAGAAGAACCCCGCTGGCTGTTCGCCAAACGTAACCTTCTTCTTGATCATCGGAATCGGGTTCCATTACCCGACTCCGATGTTGCACTGAGCTTGATTGAGATGGACCCACGACTCGCCGATATGGATATAGGCGGGCGTATCGGGGTTCCGCAGAACGATGGAGGACCCGCTCTGTTCGGCGACCCAACCATCGGTCTTGAGCTTTTCGATCAGTTTCGCCAGAACGCTGTCGAGCCATCCCTTGTTCACATGGCTGGCCCGAATGCCCCACTTGTTGACCGCATAGTGCTGACCAAGCCAATCGTTTTCCAGCGTGATGTTGCGGCTGGCCAGGGAAAGAAGCGTGCTCCAGACCCGGCGGCTGACCTTGGCTTGTTGCCTCATCGACGCGCTCATTGCGGGTTCCTCGCGATGGTTTCGACGACTTGCCACGACCGTTCCCGATCCGGTCGGCGGAGAATTTCAACGGCGGCGATGTCGGCCTGCATGTCCAGGATGCGGTTGGCACGTTCACGCGCCGTCACGATGTCGGGAGTTTTGGCGACGCCTTCGGTCTTGCCAGAGGTCGTAACTCGTCTCGTTCCGATCGCCATTGCTTGCCTCGTTGGTTGATATCAGGACATTACCCCTAAGATCAGAACTCGTCAAGCAAAAAATCAAAGACCTTGCTTGAGTTCCTCGATATTGACAACAGAGGGACGATCCATTCCTTTACCCTGCCAATATATCTTGGTCGGATGGCGGTTCTCGACCATACGAATGACTTTGACTTTGGTGTCATTCGACAGAACGCTGTCGGCGATGATGATAATCACGCCATCATCTTCGAAACAAACCTGGACCCAACCTTTTGAGAGGGCGTAATCGACTACCGCAACGTCGTAATCTTCGCCCGCTGGCTCCCATTTTGTTTTCCACAGTTGGGCCAGTTCGGGGAGGTATTCATCTAGAACGACATCATGGGTGGGCATTTCTTCCGACAGAAACACAATATCACCATGCGGGTTAACCCAGCATCCGGTAGCAGATTTGGTCATCAGCATTTCCTATTCAGTAGAAAAGAAGTATTTATAAGGGCGTCATAAACACCGCATATTAGGTCTCATCATAAATACTCTCAACTAACCTAATCAAAGGTGTGAGGGAAATTATGGCTACCACTCTACAAAATTTCGGCGTTCCTCTTGGTGGCGGCGCGGGTCGCGGCGGCATCATGATGCCGAAGACCAAGCACCGCTTTCGGGTTCGCGTTATAAACTTCGGTCCAGTGGCCGGTGGAATTGAACTAACTCAGCAAGTTGTAAGCTGCGGTCGTCCGACTGTCAACTCTCAGCCGGTTGAAATGCATTCCTACAACTCGATCGGTTACTACGCTGGTAAAGCGGTTTGGAACTCGATCTCGTTGGTGGTTCGTGATGACGTGACGAACGCGGTGTCGCGTCTCGTTGGTCACCAGGAACAAAAGCAACTCAACCACATCGCCCAGACCTCTGCTCTTGCTGGCTCGAACTACAAGTTCCAAATGTATCTCGAAGCCCTCGACGGCGGCGATGATGGCGTTCTGGAAACTTGGTTCATCGAAGGATGCTTCTGTGAAAGCATCGAATGGGATGGCTACGAATATAGCTCGGCTGAACCCATGCAGATCACGATGACGATCCGTTACGACAACGCAACTCAAGAAGGCGGCCTGTTCCCGCTGGCGCCGCAAATCGGCACCGGCCCGATGGCTACTTAATTTAGAGGCCTGACTTGACAACTTTCCTGCGAAACCCTCGGCAGGCCCCGACCATTTTCGACCTTGGTGGCGCAACAGCCCCAAGGCCGAAAGGGGCGTTTTACGTTCGCTTCAAGCGTGGTGATTTCAGCCAGGGTCCTAGCTATTGGGAAAGAGATATTGGTTTTACGGTAAAGACGGTTGATTCCCCGACCATCTCGCCCAAGACCGAAGAACTCAATCAGTATAACAAGAAACGTCAAGTCTACACCGGATATACTACTCAGCCTATCTCCCTCACACTTTACGATACGGCTGATGGTATGGCGGTTAGAATGTGGGACCAGTATGTCCGATATTACTTTGGTGATTTCAGCCAGAGTGCGCAAAATTACAAATACGACATCGTGAATTTCGAACGGAACATGTTGGGTGACGACATCGGTTACGGCTATATGCCGAGAACAAACGATGACATCAATTCGCAGTTCTTTTTCGATTCGATCGAAATCTTCCAAGTGTTTCGAAATGCATATACGAAGGTCACTCTGCTGAACCCGAAGATAACGTCATTCGATACAGAGGAATTCGATTACGAGCAATTCGGTCCGGTTATGCACCGTCTTCAACTGTCCTATGAAGCTGTCATTTATTACAATGGCGGGGCTCCGGCGGCTATAGACGAAGACCCAATTCTATCGGAAACATTCAGAGACATTCGTCTGCATGGCGATTATCTCGAAGTGTCGGGTCCTTCAGCGATCTCGACCGCCACAAACGGGACATCACAGCCGGGCAACGATGCGGGCCATAATCTTTTTGGCGGGATCGGCGGCATGGTCGATTCGTTCACCGGTAGAGAAAGTTCTGGTTCGGCTCGTAGCGGGATCGGTGGTGTTCTTGGCAGTTTTGGAAATTTCAATTTTGGGTCGGCTGCTGGAACGGCGGTCAAAGCCGTATTGAGTGGACGGACCAGCAATCTGACATCAGAACTCGCATATTCGGCCACAGGCAATAAGCAACTGGCCACCATCCTCAACATGGCGACCACCAAACAATCTCCCGTTTCGATCGCCGGGCAACTCGTGTGGGGTGCTTCACAATCTGGTGGATTGAACCCCGCCGTATATGACGCCGCCCAAGCCGCTGTCGCGCTCGCTGGCGGCAACAAGCTCGCCGCTGGTGCATTGGGTGAAAGAGTAGTGCAAGGGGTCCTGGCGACCTCTGCAATCAGCGGGAAGCCCGCTTCAGCCCAGGTTAGTAGTTCTGGTGGCTTTTCGATGGCTCCGGAAGTATTCCAGGTCGTTAATGCAGGCCGAAAAGCCCTTTCACAAATCGGGTTCAAGAACCCATTCGGCGGCGGCTAAAAATCCAACCATAAATAGGACAGTGATAATTCGGTGACACATCGTTGTGTTACGAAGGAGTTTCTTGTCGAATAAGTTTTCCAAAGGAGAGTTTACGCCTCTCAACCCATTGAAATATGTTGGAAAGTATCCAATCATATACAGATCATCCTGGGAATTCTCGATGATGCGTGTATTCGATGATCATCCAAATGTTATGGCATGGGCATCGGAGTCTATTTCAATTCCATATCAAAATCCCCTTACGGGCCGATGGTCCATGTATATACCGGATTTCCAGGTCGTATACGCGGACAAGAATGGAAAAAAACATGCTGAAATAATTGAGGTCAAGCCGCTTCGGGAACGAGGTGTGGCGTTTGGTGGAGTGAACAAAGGCCGCATGACGGAGCGGGTTCGGTTCACGCAAATAATAAACGCTGCCAAGTTCAAAGCAGCAATGGAATTTTGCGCCAGGAACGGATATTATTTCCGTATCGCATCCGAAGATGAGTTGTTTGCGTGGGAAAGGCCTAAGAAGAAATGACTAAAGGTATTCACGATATGCTCGGATTGCCTCGGTTAGATGAAGTATTGGAAGAGCGAGAGAGCATTTATTCGACTGAGCCTGAGGATGAATATTCGGATGAATATTCGGATGATGATTTCCCGGCAGTTTCCCCGGAACACGTTGAGGAATACGATCTCCTGTCCAGTCTTGAAGATAAGCTTCGTCACATGGAAGGCGAAGACCACGAAAAGGCGATGGACGAAGTCTATCAGGAAATGCTTGAGCATGCCCGAAACATCATGGACCTTGCCTTCAACACCGACGAGCGTTCGCGGCGAGGCCTTATGGAAATCGGCGCCGCCATGTATAAGAACGTCATGGATGCGAAGAACTCGAAGCGGGATTCTCAGCTAAAGCTCATGGGGTTGATCCAGAGCCAGCGTCGGCTTGAGCTTGACGAGAAGAAATGGCGGAGTTCAATCACCGATTCAAAAGGCAATCCAGTTCCGATTCCCGGAGATACCACGGTGAGCGCGCAGATCATCGAAGAAGATCGTAACGAGATCATCAAGAGGCTCATTGCGAACAGAAAAAAAGAAGAAGAAGACTCTGGGACCGAAAATCAGATTTGACCAGTAAGTCGCTGCACCACAGCTAATGCAGGGAAATCGTCTACCAGCATCACGACGCGGTGGCGGATGACTGCAAGATTTCCGCGAAAATATTCGTCCGACGATGTCGAAACAATGGGCGTTTGGACTAATCCAAATCGCAAATATTCCATATCGCCTCCATGTAGGAGGAGATCGGCAGACCACGATTGTGGGAAGGTATGATCGACCGGCCCGAACTCTATATTGGAGAATTCGGCAAATCTGATCCCAAGCATATGCCTTGGGTCTTCGAGCCATTCTTCAATGTCGAGAAAGGACCCACCGGCTCTCAACCCAGTCAGGTCAAGAGCGGCCATTTGTCGATCGGCATGGAAATCACATGCACTTTTGTAATCGCCAGGGGATCGACTGAAGTCTGATGCTGCCACTGTTCATCAAGATCGATGTTGAACTTGCTGAAGTAATCCGTGACATCGTTGACGAGGCGGGGATCGTAGGTGAAATGCACCATTCCCACCCATCGGTCTTCTCGCTTTTGCATAGCGAGGAAGGTAACATCGCTCAGGCTCAGTTCGAGATCGCTGGCCGCGTCTTTGAAGTTCGTAATCGTTGAAGTGTCCATGCGCTCACTATAAACGCATGGAACACCTCTAGACAAATTGTTTTAGGGGATACGGCGAATATCGCGCGTATGTTTGATGTCGATATCAATGGCCTCGGTGAAGAAGTGGGCCACGTCGGTCGTTACGACGTATGTCCAAACACCGTTGGGCTTTCGTTCGCGAGATTTCACGATACCGGAGCCGACATCCCAGCCATGTTCGTATCGGTTGATCCAGACGTGATCGCCGACAGAATGCGGACTATCGTTTTTCATCGGATCAGTCTTCGATCCACGTCCGCCAGACCAGTTGCCACGCGTCGTTCTTCGCAACGCCATCCGCGCCTTCGGTCCGGCCCTTTTCGATTTCCTTCGCGATGTTCCGCAGGGCTTCAGCGATGTCGTCATCGCCAGGAATCATGCCGGTGAACGTCAGTTCGACCTTGGTAACTTCGTTCATGTTGCTCTCCACGTCTGATGAAGTATCGATATAATACTTCTCCAATTCCGTCAAGCAACAATTGGTAATTTTAATTTTCCGTAATGCAGCACAAACTTATTGAAATATATTGCAGTGCAACATAAATATGGATCGTTGATTAGAAAAGGAAAAATCACATGACCGAACATGTTATGGACAAGTTCATCCTGCCAGTCACTCTCGCCTTCGGCGCCACTGCGTCGATCTTGCTGGTGGTAAGCATCCTGTTTGCTTAAATGAAGAAGGCCAGGGGACCCCTGGCCTCTTCTCTAGACGCGATAAGCGTCTGCGAGGTTCATCGATTTCAGAGCCGAGAGCCTCCCCGTTACGACCATCGTCGGCGGGTTTTCCAGAATATCGCGGGCCGCCTTGGAAACGTCTTCGGCAGAAATACGCCGATACGACTCTAGAATCTCTCGGGGGTCTCGCAAAACACCCAAATCAAAAATATCCTCGATATCGCTGATGATTCTCGAAAATGGTTTTTCGATTGTCGAGGCGACCGAGAAAGCAATGATGTTTTTTGCTCGCATCATGTCGATGTCGGAAACACCCTTGGTGATCTTGTTTATTTCGCCGACCGTTCCTTTGATGAAACGTTCGACGTTGTGTTCTTCCGTCCAGCCATTCACGAGCAGAAGACTGTGATCGAGATCGTGAAGCCCGGCGGCATTCACGGAATAGCAAAGGCCTTCGACCTCACGAAGCTGGTTGAAGAGAGGCGAGGATGCCCCATGGCCAAGAACCACGTTGAGGAGTTGAACACACCGTGCTTGTTCAATCTCAGAGGTTCCCGGCCCCCTGAACGCCATATCGATGAGGAAGTGGGGGTCATCGCCTCTCAGAAAAGAAAGGCCGCCCTTATACGTAACCGGTTGGCGATCCGTCGAGTTGTCATTTTGAGGAAGATCGCGGAATAGTTCTTCGATCTCGGCGGCTATCTCGTCATGCTCTTTAGGACCAGCATAGACCACGATCATGTTTTTGGCATGATAGAAACGCGCCATGTAATCGGCGATCATTTCCCTCGTGAACGATGCGACGGTTTTCTTGGTCCCGAGAGTTTCCCGGCCAATGGCCTGCCGTGGGAATGCTGTCGCGAGCATTCTGACACTCGAAAGACTATGGGGATCGGTTTGCGACTCAGAAATCTCTTGAGTGACAATCCGTTTCTCTTCTTCGATCAGCACATCCGAAATCGTGCTGTTGATCATCATGTCGGCCAGGAGTTCCAAGCCGATCTTGTAATGCTCAGCCAGACCCTTGGTGATGAAGATCGTTCTCTTGTATGACGTGAATGCGTTGATCTCTGATCCGAGTTTTTCGACCAGGATTGCTTGTTCGAGACCAGTTCGCGAAGTCGTCCCCTTAAAGAGCATGTGCTCGATAAAATGGGTGATGCCTTGTTCTGCTGGTAGTTCGTTCTGAGAACCAACGTTTACGCCGACCGCCACGACAGACGTGAGGGTTTGCGTTTGCAGAGTCAGAACGCGAAGGCCAGAAGGTAGGATGGTGATTTTCATGCTTCGTCCAAAATCTCAAAACCGTCAGGCCAGAACCAATATTCAACACAGGGCATTAGTCTGCCGAGTTCGTCTCGATCTTGTTCGGCATCAGGACTTTCATCCCGATGATCGATCACGTTGCAGCTACAACCGCGAGGAACACATTCGTCGCAGTAACTACCGACCCCATCGCTGGGAGCATACTCCCAAACAGCGAGCTTACCGCATTTCTGACATTTCGCGAGAGGTTTCGTCATACTTTGTGTTCTCGTTTGTCCAGGATCACGACGTTCCCGAGCCCATCGGCATTCTTGACATCGGCCAGAGTCGTATTTTGGAACAGGCGATGGTGTTTACCAATCAATTCCTCAGGCCGCCAGCCTCGATCCCGAACCTTGGTGTCGTATTCTCGATCCAGAAGAACATATTCGATGATCGCGTCCTTGGGAGCAAGGCGCACGAATGCCATTCGATCCTTGAACTTCAGGTTCGTGGCATCGATAACTGCCCGGAAACCAGCGTCGATCCGCGCCTTCGCATATCCGCGCGCGAGTTTGAACGTCAGGGCGAGATCATCCTGCGACTGGCCGAGACCTTCTTCATCACGAATGCGATCCGTGGAAATGATTTCACCGGGTCGATAATTCTTGGCCGCGAAAGTCGTTTTCCCGGCCCCGGCAGGGCCTATCAAGAGGGTGAGGATGACTTGGCCTGCCACCTTCGACTTGGCCTCGTCAGGCGCGCACTGGAGGCACGTGAGACCCCAATCACGCCACATCTGGACGACCTCTGGACGATCATCGATCACCAGGAAGGGTTCGTAGCCATCGGCGACGATCTGTTGGAGGATATCGGCCTTCACCTCATGGTCAGGTCGCCGGTCATCCTCTGCCCGCATGTAATTGCGATCAGGGAAAATCCCAACCACGTTTTCCATCTGATAGTTGGTGCGTTCCCGATACGGTTCATGGCGGGCCGTGACGACCAGGACGGCATACATCTGCTTGCCATCCCCACGGATTTTGGCACCATCGAGAGCCCGAGCCAACCAAGCTACTGCCTCGTTTGCCTTGTCATCGACCATCGCGTCATGAAACGCGTTCCAATCCTTGATCTCGCCGCTGAGATGATGAAGGCGGTGGTTGACATCAACGAGTGTCCCATCCGCATCGAAGATAATTGCACGCATTTTATCGCCGCCAAAAACAAATAAGGGGGCGGCAGCCCTCGCCACCGCCCCAAACTTTATTGGAGGAAGGATTCCTACCTTCGCGCACCCGCTGTTAGCAGGCTGCTCTCGCCATGAACAAACTATCCAACTCGCTTACTGCGCAGACGCGAGTCGTATCCTTCATTCACCTCCTGTGCGTTGTTTTCGCCGTATGCCTACGACTACTTCCGTCTCAGGAACCTGAGCTACTCCAATTTCGTATGTCCGTTCGGACAAATTCAACTACATTCAGAACTTAGTCCGATACCTCGTTACTGTCAAGCAAAAACGATCAGATATTTCCTAATGCGTTAACGCCAGCCAGACGAGGAAAATGTCCATGATTATCGCGATTATACCAACCCCGACAAACAGCCAACTTTGGGCGACAAAATACCAACGATCAAAACGTGACGATGCCCTTTTCGCCATATGGGGCAAAACTTCAAAGCCGATCACAACGATGGAAAATGTTATGAGCATCATGGCCCAAAACATGGTCCAGGGCTTTGGATCGATCGTCGTCATAGCCAAGATCGAGCATACTGTTGCGAAAACAGCCGCCGCTCCTGCATAAAATACCGCTTTGTTCTCGTTCCAGAATTGTTTGATCATTTTAGTCGATCAACAGATAGTTGTCGAAGCCGGTATCGCTGCCGAATTCACGCCGATAGTAGGCGTCGTTTTTGACTTCCAGGAGGTTTTCGATTTCATCGTTGGTCAACCGCTTGACGAACATTTCGATGCCATCGGCCTGTTCACGTTGAATAGCTTTGACCAATCGTCTTTCGGCTTCAGCGCGGGTCAGAAAGATGGTTGATTTAACACCCATGGCGTTCTCCTATTCTCGATGAAAGACCGGGATGAAATGGCCCTGTGCTTCAAGCCGATCTTGGTCATCCATTGCATCGGCCAGTGCGTCTTCTTCGTTCGAATGATACTCGGAATACATTTCGACGACAATATCGGCTCGATCATCCCATCCCCAAGCCCGCGTCGGATAGTAAGTGTTGACCACGAAAGTTTTCTTGGTGTCACACACGATCCAGTGGTCGTCCAGAACGGGCATCTCGCTGCCGTCCTGGCCGATCACATACTTGATGCCGTCGCGTTCCGTATACCACGTGACATAACGCGGCAGGCCATTGGGGAACCAGTCCTTATCCTTCATGATCTTCCAGTTCGTTCGGGACGATCTCGGCGGTCATCCAGTGCTGCGTGGTGTTGACGTGCTTGGCCCGCACATATTTCCCGGCAGGCATGAACCACTTACCGAATTGAATCGGGCCAGCGATCCGCGCCACATATCCTTCGACCAAGTTGGGGTCCTGGTCGAGCGCGATCTTCCGGAACAGGGCTTCGTCCCAAATCCCATCATAGATCACGCGGGCCGGAACAATGCCGAGTTCCTCAAAGACCATGATGGTCTCGTCCCACGGCAGGCAGATGTTGTTCTCGTCCCACACCGACAAACCCATAGCAAAGCTCTGGAGAGCGTTGCCGTTTTCCCGACGATATTTGATCGAATGGGTCGCGTAGCAGTTCTCGACGATGACCCGCCAGCCTTCAGGGATCAGGTGTTGGATTTCCCCATGATGGCGTTTGGCCCAATCACGGGAACCGTGGTGACGACTGTCCATCGACCGCGCATGACTCGCGTCACGGTAATACGTGGTATTTTCACCATCGTATTTCTCGGTCACGACAACTCGCTCTCCCACAAGACCTTCGTAGGTCGGGATGCGGCGGTCATCGTTCATCAGACTGAGTGACCAGTCGAAATGATAGGTTCGGGGATATTTGTAGCGTTCCATGGGGATTCCTCCCCATGAATTTGGGGTATTGGATTTATACTGGAAACAGAAACTGCGTCAAGTAAAACTTACTCATCGCGATTGCATGTATTCCCTGAAACTGGCCCGAGAGTCGTCGATGATCTTTTGCGCTTCGTCGAGATCATACTCATCGAGATATTCGATGGTCCTGGTCACCCGCCGCCGGACCTTAACCGATCCCTTGACGATCTTCCCGCTATACAGGGAATTGCTCAGGTGGGGAAGAACCTCGTTGGCCTCTTCGACGGTCTTGAAGACATAGGCTCCATACTCGGTCCATCCCGGTTGACCGTTATCGGTCATGCCGCGAACCTCACCCCAAACGACTCGAAATATGTCGCCGATCTTTCGTTGACTATATTTTTCATCCCGATCGGATTCGGCTTCAGCCACGATGATGTAGAGATCGGACGAGGTGTTGCGGACCATCGTCTTCGACAGCGCGCCGGTCTCGAATGTGTAACCGTCAGCAGGGATCACGGTCATCCTCTTCATACATCCAGAGATCGCGTTTCAGCAGTTTCTGGACCGCAGTATCATGGAACAGCGGGCCTTGAAAGCGACGACCATCGTCGAGAAGGATATTGCCCCATTTGTCGTAATGCGCCTCCGGATCGAAACCCGTGGGGAGAACCGCGCTCACGATCCCGGCTTTCTCGCGCACGAGTTCCACGGGATATTCGGTCGTCTCGCAACGCATATGATCGTCGGAACAGACGCTGGCGCCGTTGTCGAGATAATAGCCACCGTCGCTGAACAGCTTGCGGTCCAGGATATGGTGTGCGTCTACTGCGGGTTCGCCACAGAAGACGCACTTTCCATGATCGCGCGAAAAAACTTTCTCACGAAACTCATCTCGGCTGAGAAGAACCGTCATCAGATATCGGGTCCATAACGTCGTTCATGCTCTTCAGCACGCCGCGCCACGTCCCTGCCGGTGGATCGCATCGTGTTAACGATGCCGATGACGCCGAGGATTTCGAGTTTACTCAGACCGGCCTGCCGAGAGACCTCGTTGAGTTCCCGATCCGTGAGCACGATATTTTCAGCCATGGCGTTGTTCCAGTTTCCCGTTACATAGATGGACTAGAGGATGAGATCAACCATGTCATCGTAGTAGGACGCGACTTCACCCAGACCGGAAGAATGGCCTTGATCCCACGCGATCGACCACAGACGATCCTTCTTCGGATTGTCGGTCGTGCCGTGGTAGGCCTCCAGATCACGCCGGAAGGCCAGGGTCAGACCACCGTCGAGTTCGCGCCGCTCGGCGATCGTAGCGTCGTATTCGGCCTTGGCCGTATCGTAGGTCTTCTTGACCTTCGCCACCGAAGCGAGTTCATCGTCGGTCAGGTCGCCGACCTTCTTGGACAGAATGGCGGGCTTCTCCGGGCGATCCGGGTAGCTGTCGGCGGGCAGGCGATAGAAATCGCCGTTCTTGCGCTCGATGAAATCACCGGGGTTCTCGATGATGGCGCGGACATCGGCAAGCGTCTTGTTCATTTCATATTTCCTTTCGTTGCCTTTTTATCTACTATATTGGACATAACGTCAAGCGATAATTAAATACGACATGGCCCACTACATGGAAATGAGCATCTTTTAGCTTACTAGCTAAGGAGATGCAGATGAAATCCAAATACGAAAAGACCTATCGCTGGTGGCGACAGGACATTCGTTATGCCTATGATATTCGCTGGGGCGGTTATGGCCGAAACATGCGGACATTCCCGGAACAGCGAAGAAACGCGGCTGATGTCCGTGACCCCGAAATTCGTTTCCTTCAAGTTAAGGGAATCAAGAGACGCGGCTACGGTGATCTCGATCCCTGGAACATTGAACCCCCGGTTGCCCGGCAGGGCGGCGCCAATTGGAAAGAATATACCAAGCACAAAAAGCAATGGGGAGTCGGTTTTGATCGCAAAGCGGCCAAGCGTGTTGGGAGAATTTACTTCCCTCCCGCCTATCGCAAGCCAGGAGATTTGTGACAGTTTTGAAAAAGGCGGTGTGAAGTAACCTCGGAAACGCTCTAAATACTCGTGTCTGAGGAAGAGGGCTTTCCGTGAAAAAAACACTCGCCGCTATCGGAATTACTATTTCGATGTTGTTTCTTCTCGTTCGCTCCGACGCCAGTTTTGAACCCCAGTCTTACCAATCTCCCATATCGCAAGAGGCCACGCCCATAATACAATGCGGGCCTATATCGGGAACTGCTTTTTCCGTTGGACCGAAGACGTTGGTGTCGGCTGCTCACGTGGTCAAAAACGGTTCATGTGTTTTGAAAAAGGATGCGGCGGATCGTTTCCCTTCTTCAGTTCGGGTCATGTATGTCGATACGTTTAACGACTACGCTATATTGCAAACGAGACGTGAGCGGACCAGTCATTATACCGTGGACTGTTCGGGATACGTTAGTGGGGATCAGTATGCTTTTGCCGGATACCCTTTTGGTGGAACGTTTCGCGTCGATGCCGGAATTGCGCAACCCAACGATACAGGAGTTCGCAATGAAAACGGAACGATTCGTGTGGTTCGAAATATAGCCGGACTTTCTATAG